TCTCCCTATTCGATGTAAACAAGGACTCGACCGGCAGTGATCGAATCGAGGAACAGTCCACCGTGAATCCAGCCAATGTCTTGAATAGCAACAGGCTCAAGATCAGCGTTGCCGTTAAACGAGGCTACAACCCTGCCAGCCTTGTCCTTCACAACGGCCGTGTCTGTACCCGCTGCATACTCAGCGAACACCATGCTCCTGACCTTCAACTCGCCGCGCCATGCCAACGAGGAGGTGGTGCCGGTGGTGTCCAACGAAAGAGGATTGCCAGTTACCACATTTGCCATGCCAATACTCTCCAATCAAAAAATCGGTGGTGCTGCCCCTGTATGATTGGGAACCAGACAGCACCACCAACCCCTGCGACTACGTGAGTGTGATGCCGACCGAGCTACGGATGTACCAAACGCCGTTGTAGGCCACGAGGCACAGACCGTTTCCAGCAGCCGCTCCGAACGTGGCCGTCACTTTGTTTCCATTGAGCTTGTTCGCGCCCGCCGTGACGGTATGCGCAAAGGCAGTGGTCGAGATGATCGTCAGGACCGTGCCATCGTCACCGTCGGTGGGCGGTGGAATCGTGGAGTTCCCACTCTCCTGTAACGGAGCGCCAGCCGTGGGCGCGGGGATAGTTAGGGCTGTTGCTGCACCGGCCGTCAAAAAGATCACGCCGCCCTTCTTGGTCGTTGCCTGTGCACCCGAGCTAGAAACGGCAGCGGCCACCTCGACGCTCTGCGAAGAGATGACTTCATTGGCTACTACCTTGTCAAAATTTGTGTTCATGTCACTCTCCTACATCGCAAAGAGGTCGTCGTCCTCTGGCGTTTTCAGAATTTCTGCGACGTCACCTTCTACAGCGCCGTCGGATAAAACTTCCTGAATGTCCCGCTCTCGCGTGAAACCAGACGGATCATCAAAGCATGACTGACAGACCAAAATGCCATTCTGCCGTGTCAACTCCGAGACCCGGTAATCAAAGCCACAACGGTCGCAGAAGTGCCAAGGTATTCCAGTCCACCCGGAATGAGACGGATTAGGCACCTTGGCACTCCTTTCTGCGACGTCCAGCGCCGGGAACCGGCACTCCGTGTCCTACGGCCCGTTTGACCCGAAGGTGCCCCACCAAGTGGTAGCGCCAACCGAGAAGCGCATCCGGCTCAGGTTCTTCACCGAGTAGGTATCGAAGTCGTCCGCGTAGTCGTCCGACAGCTCCTTCCGGTTGATGAACTTGAGGGAGTGGTCCATCTTGTCAGGCAAAAGGAACCACGCCGTCTGCGATGTTAGGTAGTGGCTCTCGAACGTGGTCAAACTCTCCGCGACCATCGAGTTGATCTCGTTGTTCGCAGTGAAAGGCTTCTGCGACGAGCCGAGAATCTCCCGAGCGATCCACTTCAATTCCGGAGGAATGACCAGCATCTTCGGACTGATCTTAATGGGAAGACCCATCGAGTCCGGCATACGGTCATAAAGCTGGATCGCCTGCTGGAGAGCCGAGATGGACAGATCGACGTCGATCCGGTTCGGGTACGTACCAGCCGCACTGATGAGGCCAGAGATGCCGGGGGCGATGTTCGTCGCCGCGGAACCGCCGGACAGGGTGTGGCCGGTATTGAACAGCGAGAGGCCGTCGCTGACCAAGGTCGTGGTGAACCCCAGGTTCAGGACATTGGCAGCCGCCATTTCCTTGGTGAATTGGGCCGAGCGAACGATCGCCTTGGGCACCTGTTTGATGATGCCGAGTTGATCGTCCTCGTACAGTTCCCACGAGATGCGGACGCCGAGGGCATACGTGTAGTGCGTATACCGCTTGGACCCACCCTCTTGGGTGTCCTGATACTGGGTCGTTTCCCCCTCCGGTTTTTCCGGCATCGGCCCAAGGCCGGGGACCTCGAATTCGTCCTCGTACGCCTTCGTCGATGTCTCGACGTTGAGCAGTTTTGAGTACTCCTCGTCCCTCTGCCGAAGCTCCTTCCAGTGGAGGAAGACGCCGTGCACGCCGGGTGCGAGAGTCTGTGACCATTCTCCGCGAACCAACATGGTTGAGTGTCCTCCTTACAGTGCGCCTTGCTGCGCGGCAGCCAGGAACTTGATGTGGACACCGCGAACGGTGTCATATTGATCGAATGCGACGATGGCGCAGACAGTGTTGGTACCGACAGTGGACTTCGTCTTGTCCACATACCAGTGGCCATCGCTGTCTTTCGTCATGCCGTAGGACTTGCCCAGGTCAGTCGCCGCGAGTGTCTGGCCCGTGGGATTGATCTGTGCAAAGAAGATGGTGTTGTCATCCGCCACATCAACAGCACAGCGGCCATCGTTAAGCGGAGCGCCCATCGGGATTTTCACTGCCGAGGACTGGTTGACAACCTCCCCGTACGTGAGCGTTTTCGCCACGCCCGCGCTCGAAAGGTTGCTTGCACCTTCCTTCGAGACACCGGCAATGCCGAGAGCGACTGTGGTCCCATCCCACTCGGTCAGATACCCGCCAGACAACATAACGGGCACGCCGTCCTTAAAGGTTTTGCTGGCACCTTCGGGGACGCGGCGATGAGTGGGCTGTTGACCGTTTGCGGTCCTTACAGCGCGAATCAATGCTGAGGCCAAGGCTTTTTACCTCCGTTCCGTGGTTGTTATTCCCCTTGGGCGCCGAAGTCCTTCTTCAACTCCGATTCGGTCGGAATGAATGGGGACAGCTTCCTGGAGAGTTTTTGGGGCGCGGCGACCTCCTGCATAGCACGCGCCAGTTCAAATTGTCCGTGCTCCAACGACGAATCTCTTTGCCGTTGGACGGAGCGGAGAGCTTGTTGATCTTTGTACTTGAGCGCACCCATGTACGTGGCACGGTCAATCTTCATCAGGATCAGGTCACCGTGGACGATAACCTTGCCGCCGTCTCGCTGCATGGAAACGGGTACGGTCCCGGCAATGTCCTCAATGGTAGCGTTCACGTACCCTTGGCCCTTCGCCTGTTCGTAGCGGAGGGACATCTGGCTGTCACCGGAGCGGCCGTTGAAAATGCCGCGCAGGACTACGTTCGGATTCTTCGGCTTCAATGTACCGAAAATATCCATCTGTCCGGTCAGTGGCTTGGCAACAATGGTTTTGTCAAGCAGGTAATTATCGAGGGGAACCGCGCCCCCGGTCTTTGGCGTTGTCGGCGTGGCCGCTGGTGCTGTCGGGTTAGGCACGGACGATCATCTCCTTCTTGGACTTTTTGTACTGATCCTCGGTCAAGCCGAAGCGTTCCATCATCTTTCGGTCCTCACTGGACAGGACCTCAGGATCGGGAGGCGGAGTCCCACCACCGCCGACATTCGGAGCCTCCGCAAAGAACTCAGTCTTTCCTACCGCCGCTGCGGTGATGTCATCGACGTGCGCCCCGAGGACGTTGTTGAAAGCACGGAGCCAGGTCGCCGGCTGGCCATGATACGCGGGCGCGACCGTCTTCATGATCGCGTCAATCTCTCCGCTGTACTTATCCCACATAGCCCGCTTCTGCGGCGTCAAGGACTGCACGGCCTGAAACTTGGCGCTCTCAGCTTGACTAGCGAACATATGGTTCATGATCGGCCCCATCGCAGCGGAGAAGCGGTCATTGAATGCCTTGTCCTCATCCACAAGGAACGACTCCGGCTCAGGCGCTCCTCCCTTGTTCTTGTCCGGCGGGTTCTGCGCGGCTTCAAGTTCAAGAAGCCGCGCTTTGACTGCGTCAACGTCCTTGAGTTGTTTCTGTGCCAGTTCAAGCTGGGTCTTTAAGCCGTCAATCTCCCCAGACTTGGCAACAGCCTCGGTCATTTGGTCCACGGTCAATTCTCTGAGAGACTCCGGGACCTCCTCTCTCTTTTTCCCTAACAATTCCCACCACTTCATCGGCGTGTCCTCTCTTCCATATGTTTTGCCACAGCCTTCGGCAGTCCCAACAAAGCATCAAGGCGGGCTATGTCGCCTTGGATTCTGTAAATCTCCTCCGGTTTGATGGCCTTCGTCAGCTTCGCAACCTCAAATTCTCGGACGGACTTTAAATACAAGAAGAAGTCCTTCGCGGCCCTTTCGTTGAGCCACATACTCATGTCGTCCGGGTTCTTGAGTAAAACATCAAAGCTCATCATTGCAATTCACCACCACCACCGCTGCCCGCCATTAAGATCGCCGCGTCGGGGGACATAAGCGCGGGGTGCTGCATCATGCCGGGCGGTAAACCCGGTGGCGGCCCTTGCGGAGGCTCTTCCGGGACCGGAGGTACAAACATCTTCGGGTCGTCATGGCCAAAGTGCCGGAAGACACTAGTCATGAGATAATTCGCAGAGTTGATGGCGTCCCTGAGATACTGCTGGACGTCCGGCGGCAACATCTGATTCTGCGCCGTCTGCATCATCTTCGTGATAGCGTCATAATGCTTCATTGCAAGCTGCGTCAACATGATGTCATTTTGCTTCTCAACCTCAAGGTTGACGCTGGCCGTGGACGCCCGGACGGGAATGCACAACGTACCATCTTTGATGCCCTGTAGAGCTTGCATAACAAGGGCCGCGGCTTTGCCGTATCGCTTGAACCGGCCCTCCTTCATACCAAACTCAGCCTCTTGTCTTGCGATAATACGTCCGAGCTTGGTATGAGCATAGTGCATGTCCGTAATATTAAGATCGGTGCGGGTGTTACCTTCCTGTAGCAGAGAGAGTGTCCCCATCGAGGAGTACACGCCACGTTTGTTCATTACACCCGCACCCATCCCTTGCATCGGCGCGGAGACTCCACTTCGCCGGTCAGCAAGCTCAAGGGTAAGCTGTTCTTCATCAATCTGCATAGGAGACGGTTGGCCTGGCCGGAGTCCTTCAATTTCACCCTGAGCGGCGGGGATCGTGGCACCGGGGTATATGTCATAACCAGCGTTCAAATTGCTATTCGGGTCAAGGCGCCAGACCATTGTATTTGCAATGGTGCTATTGTCCCGACGTTGATTATGAATCTGACTGACCTCCTCCTGCATCATGCCAAGGGCCTCGGCAAAGCCATAGCCGTAGGCATGGTCGTCCCGGTAGAACATCCGGGCCATAATGAACGGATCGTCCGGATAGTAGTTGTGGAAGGCGCGGAGGATGACATCGTTACTCTCATTATACCAGACGATCAGCCGCGTGAAATTACGGCCCAGCCGGTACATGAAGTGGCACTCATAAACGTCATACTCCGCCCAGCCGTAACCAGACACAGTCCGAGCGCCGGAGTCCGTCTCCGTCTCTTGATTGATGTAATCCGGGG